GTGGTTTAAAAAGGTATCCCGTCTTCGTTCTAGGGCGGTAAGCGAACAATGCTAATAGTACCCTTTCAGGGGCTACCAAACAGTAGTATTAGTGAATGTTTTTAGAACGGCTTCTATTTCTATCTATTTTACCAAGACCAAGAAAGAATAATACTAAGAATCGTTATTACATTGCCGAACCCTTCTATTATACATCTCTTAGTTGTAACTTGACATTGCCGAACCCTTCTATTATACATCTCTCGGTTGAAATCATATATTTTACTATTTGCAAAATTATCGTATTCTCTATCCCGACGACAAATGGCTGGGTTGTCCCGTTCCTAAGCGTTTTTTATTCACATCTTTTTTACCTATATCTTGACCAAAGATGTGAATAGTACCTATTTGAGAAGGGTTCGGCAATATCACCATTGAGAAGGGTTCGGCAATATCACACGAATTCCATCTTTAATTTCATTCCTCCTTTCTTCTCCTCCACATATCTTTTCAATTCGTACATCTTATACTTCTCTCTCTCCTTCTCTTCATCTCGCACTCTTATCACCTTCGTTCCCTCCCCTCTCACATACATCTCGTACTTCGTTCTTCCATCTTCCAATATTTCCTTCCCTATCAACAACCCTTTCACCTCCCTTTTTCCATACAACACTTCCTTCATCATACGACTTTCACTCTCCACCTTTCGTATACTTCTCTCCTTATACCTATCTATCTCTTTCTTTAACATTTCACTTCCTATCCCCAACCCCAACAATACCATCATCTCTCTCTGATTACACACATCCTCATACCTTCGCAACACTGACGTCGTTCGTACGTACATACTTTTGCGCTAAGAAAATTGATTTATTCAGTGATTATTATATCAGATTTGATATAATAATAACAATCAAAACTAATATGGCAGATCAAATTGACCACCCAGAGATTCCGAATTATGTTTTTGAAAGAATGCAACCACTAATTAATAAGAAAAATACACTCAGTAGTCAATTTAGCGACCAAGACGTGAATGATCTTGTACTATTCTACAAAGAAAATATCGTGTTTACATATTTATTCAATATGTTACAACTCGATAAAAAATCGGCACATAATCTCATGCAAAAAATTAAACGTAAAGCTAACAAATAGAACGAACGTTCCAAACTTCGATGGTTACCGAAGGTAGTTGTTGTAGACTACAAGGAACGGAAGCCCACTGATCAATCAAACTCGTATGAGCGAAACGAAATTTCATTTTCGCCACAAAACGCTTTTATTATTTATCACTTTATTTTTACAAAAATTGATTTGCTTTTTCTGATAATATGTTTTAAAATATCCAATCCAAAAACCAATAACAACATGTCATCATCAATCGAAACCGTTGTCCAAACTGTCAGTATGAAAGAGTCGGCTATCAATGCCGTTCAACAACTTCTTGTTGAAAATGTCGCCCCAGCGACGACTGTTTCCTCAGACTCACCATCCGGTGCAGGTAAAGAGAAAAAGCCTCGCGCTCCCAAAAAAGTCAAAGATGCTGTTGTTGACAGTGCTGTTACTGACAGCGCCAAACCCGAAAAAAAGCCTCGCGCTCCTAAAAAAGTCAAAGATGCTGTTGTTGATGGTGCGACTGTCGTTACTGACGGTGTCGCTGTTACTGACAGCGCCAAACCCGAAAAAAAGCCTCGCGCTCCTAAAAAAGTCAAACCTACTGTTGATGCTGTTGTTGATAGTGCTACTGTTGTTACAGACGGTGTCGCTGTTACTGAGAGTATTAAACCTGAGAAAAAGCCTCGCGCCCCAAAGAAAGTCAAACCGACTGTTGATGCTGTTGTTGATGGTGCTACTGTCGTTACTGACGGCGTCGCTGTTACTGAGAGTGTTAAACCTGAGAAAAAGCCTCGCGCTCCTAAAAAAGTCAAACCGACTGTTGATGCTGTTGTTGATGGTGCTACTGTCGTTACTGACGGCGTCGCTGTTACTGAGAGTGTTAAACCAGAGAAAAAGCCTCGCGCTCCCAAAAAAGTCAAGTCTACTGTAGAACCTGTTGTAGTAGAACCTGTTGTGGTAGAACCTGTTGTGGTAGAATCTGTTGTGGTAGAGCCTGTTGTGGTAGAGCCTGTTGTGGTAGAGAACAAATCAACTGATAGTGTCAAACCAGAAAAAAAAACACGTTCACCTAAGAAAACCAATACTTCCGTAGAAAGTAAAATTAACAATGATACTGATATTATTCTCCAATTTATTGAAAAAATGTCTGAATCAAACGTAATTGATAAAGATACGTATAAAAAATTACAAGACGCGTTGTTACCTAACAAATCGACAATTACTGAAACCGATGTAGTTGTTAAAAAGGTTGTATCGGCTGATCAAATTGCGGATGATGTAGAATTGGAAGAGGGCGAGGAGATCGAAGAAGAGTTGGTGACGACTGAATTTGTTCATCAAGGTGTATTATATTTGAAAGACTCTGATGATAATTTATATTCAAGAAATCCTCCTCACGAATTCGTACTTAATCTTTTAGAATAGATTGTATTTTGTGTATTGTAACCTTATTAATAAACCTTTTTTTACTGGTGTATACGCTGTAAAAAAAAGTAATAAATTGTACTAACTATTTAGATTGGTTTGATTTTTTTATAAATACGGTAACAACAATACACATCTTCAATACTATCATGTAATTTACCAACTTCTAAATTTAATTGTAATAATAATTCCAATAAACTTGGACGTTTTTTATACATTCTCTTTTCAAATGTCATACCATTGATATTTACCGGAGTCATATATTCATCTTTACCCAACCTTCCATATCGATTTGATTCAACGCCTATATTACAAATATTGATGCCATGCTCCATGGTATCAAAGTGATCTATCTTATGAACTTTCTCATACAATTTATTAAACATACATTCAGGAGATTCACATCCATTCATCTTCATTTTATGATAATTACGTTCTACCTCTGTCAATATCATTTGAATATCAAATGAAATATTATGACCCACAATACGTGTTGAACGTCGATAATCTTTATAAAACTGAGTCAACGCTTCTTCTATCGGAATACCATTATTTTGCAATGTTTCCTTGGTTATTTTATGTACGTCAGAAGCGGCTTGATCGATAGTAATCGATATATCATCTAATCTAATATAATGATTATACTCTTCCACCACAATATCTTTATCTTCGTCATACAACACATACGATAATTGTAATATATATGGTTTATTTTCGATAGGAACATCTCCTTTGGGTAATAATCCACTTGTTTCCGTGTCAAATATCATTGTCAATCGTGGTGGTTCTTCACTAATTGGTACGTAATTTTTTATCGAATCAGATAGTTGTTCGTATTCTTTCATTTTACGTTGACTTCTCGTATTGTAATGCGGTTGAAATTTGACGTGTAGTTTTACTGATGAAATCATTGTATGGTTGGTTATGATTGTTTTATACGATTACTCTAAAAAAATCAATTTTTACACTGTTATATGTGCTTCCCATAAATATTTACAAAATGCCCAGCCGTACTGTAGTTTCGATTTTTCTTGGATTGACTGAGTTTGGAATATTTCTTCTGTGATAATACCCTCATCGTATAGTTGTTTTGCGGGTAATATGTATTTTAATTGTTGTGTGGTAGTACACGGTTTGCGATTTTCTACAATAAATCGCGTGTTTAACGTCGGAACATACATACATAAATCACGGAATAATGGCGGATAATCATGTTCATATTTCCATTGCCAATCTGTACACCCTGTTGTGTAATAATCAAATACCCATTCCAACCCTTCCAAATAATGTATACAACACTTTTTGATGAATTCCTTGTTCGGATTATTGGTATGAAACAGTGTTTTATAATAACGTGTTTCCCACCCGTTTATATTGGGTGCGATATACATTTCTTCACCACGAAACTGTATTGGTGAATTACTTAAAGCTAATTCCCTTTCCTCAGGAGATGCCTCGGGGAAAAACCGTCGCGATTGTTTTTCACGATGATCGTATTCTTGCGTCAACAATTCATGTTCATTTTTTGCCAAACTTTCTATTAATTTTGTTACTGCTGACCAATTTACAGTTGGGTTTTTACGTTGTTCTATGTTTACCAGTTTTTTGTATTTTGTGGGTAAATTATAATAAGTATCTAATAGTATCTGAATACCATGCGTACGTATATTCACCATCGGAAAATGTGGTAAAAAATCATTCCCAATCATAAAACACAAAAATACATAATCATATACGGTTTGTCGAATGGTTTCTTTAGTATTATTCATTATATGCATTTCACACGCTATAGAACGCATTAGTTCGGATATGTCCATGAAATATGGTTCTTTGGCATGTGAGAATGTGATGGGAATACGCGATTTGAAAAAATCTTGGGCTTCACGAAAAATAAAAATACGTTTGTATAGATATTCGTGGTAAATCGCCAACATTATCAAATCAGAATCCAACCCATAAATCGCCGTGAAACCATTTATGTCCGGGTGATCTCGCATATGTTGCATCATTTTATGTTCACCTTCACCCGGTTCACCCGATGTCGATATGACATACCCCGATTTATCAAACGCTTCGTGTAATTTTTCCGATAATCTTTCCATAAATCGTGTTCCTGGTGTGATCATAGTGGTGTTGAAAATCGGCGTAGTTTCATCCACTGATTTGTCCGTGTAAAGTGTACGATAACGGCGTAATCGTTGTTGTTTCATTTTGGCCATTGGCGCCACTCCATCAAATGCAATATATACGGTCTTGGTGGCGTGGATTAATGTGATAATGGTCTGAATGTTTTGTATGGTTTTATCGATGATTTCTTCATAAGTAGGATTTTTATTTGTTAGTAATATTTCGTGATATGTGTCATAAATAATGGAATTACAATCCATGTATAAATGATCAAATTGTATGGTTGATTGCACAAATAATAAATTTTTCAATATTTGTACATGATTTTTTATAATATATGAAAAATATGCCGGAATTCCCATGTCTATACTATTTTATGATTATGTCTTTACATCTTTTTTTCTAAGAATGTCTTATAATGAGCGCCAACAATTATAATATATTTAATGTCATCTATTTAATATTTAGGTTAGCCCCTATTATATTTGTATCCTATTTTTTATTACAATCACTGTTTAATCTCGATTCACGCGGGGCAATTTATATTGTCGGATTGTTCATCGGTACTATACTGACTATTTCTACTTCATATATGTTGGAAAAGGGTTTGGGTGACGATTTAATGTCACCACCAAATCATCGATGTAATACGTTTTATCTTGGTGCTATTCCTATGGGTACTGGTGGTTCAATACAACCATTATCAAAAGCACCGCTAAATATTTTGGTATATGCATATACACTCGCCTATTTAGTAACATCTTTCACCGCACCACCTGTTACATACTCAAATGCGCTGATAGCACTACAACAGAACATAGCTATTCTTGTTATTTTTCCACTACTACTTATTTTTGAATCACTCTGGTTGATGAACAATTCTTGTAATAGTATCGTTTTTATTATGATTTCATTGATTATAGGAATCGTCTGGGGAATCGGATGGGCTTTTTTGATACGTTCAACAAAACGCGCTGATTTACAATATCTTAATATTGGAAATGTAGAAGTGTGTAGTCGTCCTTCCAAGACGGTTTACCGATGTAAAAATATTAATACTGCATAAATGCTTTCAACCTTTCAACTGCTAACTCATAAGGTGGCGTAGCCACCGGAAGAGTTTGGTAAGAGGGCTACTAGGAACGAAAGCCCACCAACTACTAACTCATAAGGTGGCGTAGCCACCGGAAGAGTTTGGTGGATCGAAATACTTGATATTTTGTTGAAACCATGTTTTCAGTGAATTGGTGATGTTTTGACGACTTAAATCATCAGCAAGTAAACGTATACTCTTGTTTTTTTTGTTGAAAGATATTAAAAAATTTTGTATAATAGCAATCGGATCGGCCTTGGTATATAAACTGTCTAACTCTTGTCTTGAAAATGGCGCGTAACCTTTTCTATTGTTTACATCATTATGAAAATTAAATAACATTGTTTTTAATTCTTCTTTGGTGTTGATATGAAACAAATTAATTTTGTTTAGATATTCCTTTGCATGTGTCGCACAGGTAGGACACGGAAGATTATTACATATAGAATAAATAATATTTAATATTTGTGGACGTAATTCTTGAAATTTATTATCTTGGATTTTTTCCGCTAACATATGTAGTAAATACCAGGTCGGTTTACCCCATAACATTTTGGGTACATTTACTTGATTCATTGGTTCGGGAATATGTCGTGTATTTCCATAAATCGGCGGTGATCTCATCATAGTCGGAATAATCTGATTATTTGTGGCTATTGACAACGACATTGATGAAAAGTTTTTTTTTGAAAATGGTAGCATATGTGCCGTATTCGGTATAGGTGTTGACTGTGCATTAGCTGAATTGTATTTTGATTGAGTTACTGTTAAACTCATCCTTTTAAACATTTTATTTTTCTATTTATGTTATAATATAAACATAATTTATATAACATATTATAACCATACCCGGTTTATTCATGGAAAAAGAAGATCTGGTAAGAATTATCAAAGAATGGGTAAAAAATGATAACGAAACACGAACACTACAAAAAGAAGTGATGAAACGTAAATCTGATAAAAAAAACATAACCACACGTTTAATGGAAATTATGAAACAAAATCAAATCGACTGTTTTGACATTAACGATGGACATATTCAATATAAAAAAAAGACGGTAAAGAAATCAATTACCAAGTCACTTTTAATGAATATCCTATCGAATTATTATGAAGGTGATCCTGAAAAGGCAAATGAAGTCAATACATATATTATGGATAATCGACCCGTAACTACATCTGAATCTATCGTTCGGAAAATAAACACAAAAATGTTGTCCGAAGTAGTACCTTGATATTATTACAGGAATTCTTCTATCATATACATATTATTTGAATGCTTGGTGGCTTTTGCGATTATTTGTGGATTTTCTTTACCTTCTAAAATATCCTCCGTATTATACACATTGTTATAACGATCTATATAATAGATAATTCCGTGAATATCTTCCGCTGATACTTCCATACGCTGGATTGATTCAGGTGTAGTTGTACGTTGTATAGCATCTAATTTTGCATGAGTTCCACAAAAATCACAACTCTTCTTCTTTTTACGCGTACATTGTATACCGTCCGACCTTTTTGCCAAACATTGCATATGTGCTGGAAACGGTAATACGATTACTTGATTTTCTAGATTCGGATTTACCTGAGTGGTTGTTCTTCTTCTCGACACGTTAAAATCTTTTTTTTCTAATACTAATTTTGGATATTCAAATATATATTCTAAAAATTCTCTCATTTTTTCCACCTCTGTTTCGGAGATGTTCGGATGATTGATTATTTCTAAAGTTGACATTTTTGATTTAATGTCATTTTTAAAACCCACGATATATTCATCTATACGTTTATTCATATATGTCTCCATTTTCATATTTTTTTGTTCACTTTTTTCTGATATTGCTATCGGCAATTCCTCCGCTGATTCAATGGAAGCCTCCCCTTCGTTCTCGGCTTCATCCCTCGATGCGAACGTTTGTAGAAGGTCTTCTTTTACGTCTGCGTCATTCAGGAGAATTAGGTCTGTGGGCTTACTTTCATCGTAGTTTTCTGATGCCTCCACTACGTCTGCTTTTGGATGTGCTACTTTCTTCGAAGTCGACCTTGATGATCTTTTACACCTTTTTCGATTTAAATCGTCCCTTTCAGGAGGTGATTCCAGTGGCAAAGTAACGTTGTCACGCGTATTTTCAATGAGCGAAGGTGTAATACTGGTTTTCATTTTCACAATAAATTAACAGATATTCGGATATGTATGATACTAAATAATATGTATCATGTATAAAAAATCAATTTTTTGTAAGGAAAATTCCGCTAACACGTATAATTATAACCCACCAAACTCTTCCGTTGACCTACGGTCACCTTCTGAGTTAGTAATTGGAAGGCTTCCAGCCCTCCTACTAAATTATTTTTATTTCATAGGTAACGGTATTTTTTCACCACTATGACGTGATTCAAATAAATGATAAATTTCGGATATTTTTGTCTGTGAATCTACACAGGCTTCCTTTATCGCATACTTTATTTGATCCATTTCGTTCGGTTTGGAAAACGCTATGCGTACAATACTTTCTGTATTATGGGGATGATATTTTTTGAATCCACAAAACGACAACACTTGTTCTTTGACATAAAATCGTTCGTACAAATTATATTCTAATATTTTACCTACAGTATAATCTTCATTTTCTAGCACCACGTCATAACAATTTTCCATCGACGTCTCGCTGATATGAATAGGTATAGTTCCTTCTACCAAATTTTGTACCATGTCTATGAATTTGTTTTGTAATACAATACAAGCTTTCAAAATTAATTCCACATTATCATAAATTCCGATACTCTGGATTACAAAATCAAAACTATGGGGATGAAAGAATCTCTGAGCATCCAACAATTCAAAATTACGTTTTTCGAAAGTTATTTCTTCCTCCGTTATGGATTGATATTTGTCACGTAATTCTTTCTCAAGACGTTTCCATTCATTCATTTCTGCAATTTTATCACGTGTATTCATATATGAACAACGACTAACCACATTATACATACTATTGTCTTTGGCATTACCTTTTGAAAATTCGGCTGTGAGTTTGATTTTTTCTCCAGGAATGGTATCACTGATTTTAGGTCTTAGTCTACAAAAATCGATATAGTGTTGCGATATAGCATTGGGTGGAAATATCTTACGCGTCTCTTCATTCGTGATATATTTACCCGTTGTTTTGTTTTTGATACGAAATTGTTCCGTTGTCACATACATAATCGTATCCGTTTCATTCGTTACATCTACCTCCAATACGTAATTCCCCGGTAACAATTCCAGGTCTTTTACGTGAATTGGTATACAACTTAATCGTTGCTTTAATATTTCATTGTGAAAACGTGTTGTATTCGTCTCAATAAAACATTGATTCACTTCTTCGTTTTCTGTTTGTATTACACAAATATCAATCTCCGACAACAGAACACGACGTAACGCATTCGCATAACAAACATTGATATTTTCAATGGTAAAACGATACGAATTCTCTTCCGGTAAAACGTCTTTGATGATAATTTTGCCTTCCATTATGTGATGTATAAAATTATTATTCTATATGTATTAGTAACAAATATTAAGGTATTCGTTTACAAAATCAATTTTTTGAAAAGGGTGGCTTTGTTGGAATATAAACCGTAGAAGTTTGACTAAACCGAATTTTTACATAAAAAGACATAAATATTTGTTACGATCATCATACATACCATGTTGTTCTCAAAATTATTTCGTTACGTACTGACCACCACATTGCGATATAATATTGACGAATCACACGGTCTACAACATAGCATGAATACTCTCTATTATGCCAATCAGATTTTTCGTGACGAAGTGAATATACGACCGGAAATACAATCCCAAGAACGATTAATTTATGTATCGGCCATCATTCATGATATGTGTGACAAAAAATACACCGATAAATCTAGAGAATTGGTGAACATTGAGCGATTCTTGGGAGAACATTTGAAACCGTACGAAGTCGACACCACTACCAAGATCATATCTACCATGTCCTATTCCCATGTAAAAGTACACGGATTTCCCGAAATGGGTGAATATCAAACTGCCTATAACATTGTGCGTGAAGCCGATTTATTGACCGCGTATGATTTTGATCGTTCTATCATATATCATATGAATAATAACCTTGTCGACGATTTACAAACGAGTTTTCATAATTCTCAAAGACTGTTTACTGAACGTGTATTGTTACATAATGAACATGGGTTGTTTTTTACAAATTATGCCAAAAAACAATCGAGATTGTTACACGATAACGCATTACAACGTATGTGGTTTTGGAAAACTATACTGGATTTTGAAACGTACGGATTCGATGTCAATACATTATGAATATATTCTTATCCAATCTTTCTTAGGAAAATCTACCAGAACACGTTCCTATTCTGTGTGTTCTTGGACAAATTTCTTGGTGGAGTAAATAACCGTGTGCAAATCCACGTTCATAGGCTTTGTTTACGTGTTAGATTTTATGTGACATTTTTCGTTTGTTGGTGGTTCCCATTACTTCATCATATACTTATATTATAGGATGAAATTTATTATTAGTAGATCATGATCATGGACAACAATATGAAAAAAATTAATAGTGGTAATAGTACCAAGAACCAAGCAAATCCTTCCGCGCCCGCGCCACAAATTAGATTCAAAATCCAGGTCCAGAGTAATACGTACAAGATTTTAATCACAAAAATAACCGCTACATTCGATACATCACACGAATACGAACCCAAACAATAGACCTGTCGATTACCGAAATTTTGTGAAAACATTACGATGAGCGCAATGACTGAGATCACTAAATAAACGTACGCCGGTGTACATAACGGACCAATTCCTTTGAATTTCATTCTTATACATTATCTGGATAAAATTATAAACACTGTAATTTATTACCCAGAACCTTATAGACATATCCATTGTAAGGTAATTTTTTGTCTAATGCCTTGGCCAAAGTCTTGTCACTCATTTTTAATTTTCTAAGACAATCGTATTTACTACTGAATTCTTGGGTCATTTGAATCGTATTTGCGTCAAATTGTCCAATACCTTCTTTGTATAATATGGGTTCGCCGTGAATTTTTTCCTCAAATGTTTGTTTGAGGGATTCTTCACAGGTATCATATAATTGGTAATAGTGTCCGTTGGTGATGGTATTGCGTTTTACCGGAAGATCGAGGGCTGATGACGATTCATAACCATTTTGATTCGCCGCGGTTTTACGATCCAAATATACGTTGATGATTTCTGTCTTGCTTACATTTAATTTGGCAATGTATCCTAGATTTTGGGGTCGGGTAATTTTCGTTTCTTGGAGATTGTGTAGAACATTCGGATCTTGGTCACGTTCCACGAACAACCAACGATACCCGTGATAGATTGTATTCTCCGTGACAGCTTTGGTCATACTTGGTCGACAAATGGCGGGGAATTCGTTCATACATTCTGATACGGATTCATATACTTTGTCAAGACTCATGGTTTCGGGGTGAATTCGTTGGAGTCTGGGGCCTAATGTGACCAATGGTTGTTGAAAATTGGTGGTGGTACGGGTTTGTGATGCGTTGTATTTGGTGAGTAGTTCTTGGTGGGATTTTTCCAAGGACTGAATTTGATGTAATAGTTGTTGATTAGTTTGTAATATTTCTTGCATTAAATTATTTTGTGGTGTAAAATTGTTTTGTAAATTAAGTTTTGATAGTGCATGTTTAATCATATCTTCGAAATATTTTTCATCTAATACATTGAAATTTTGTATATTTTGTTGAATAATTTTTTGCAAAGACTGGTATGTAAGTCCGCGTCCAATTCTAAATAATTCTATTTCTGATTCGTGTCCAACTAAATCGGTAACTTTATGCATTCGGATATTATCATGTTTGTGTAAATATTGTTCAAATGTCTTGCTTTTTTTCACTGCAAAACAGTCTAATAATAGTGGATCTTCATAACTACGATGATGTTCAGTATATCTACCATGAATACCTTCACGACTCTCACCAATTTTAATTATATATTCACCATTTTCATATTGTTTTACACGAAAAATATATACAATATCCATGTTATAATTGAATTTATCATATAATACTTTCTGACGTTCCAATTGAATTTGATGTTGAGTATTTTTATTGGTTTGAACCATTTGCAGGTTAACTTGTTCCAATTGTAATTTTAATTCGTTGGATTCCTCAAGAACAATAGTTTGCATGAGTTCTTCTAATTTAATAAAATAATCATGGATTTCATTGGCTTTTTTGGTGTCAGCTTTGATACAGTAAAGTTTAAAAGTGTGTACATTGAGTAAAATAGTTTCTTTATTATGTCCACCTCTATTATCTTCTTTTTGATCTCCCGATCGGGAGAGCATACATTTGTAATCTTTCTCAGTCACAAAAAATTTCTCTAATGTACGTTTTGCATGAGCTTTTTGACTGAATCCCAACCATTGCCATACATTATCCAAATCTATCACGTAATCATTCGTTGGGTGGTAGTTCAAAAAACAATACAAGGATGATACAAACAATTGTTGTTGTGTTTCTGTAAATGTTTCTTTGATTTTGTTCACAAATTTGTTATTATATTCATGGTTCAGGCGAGTAATTGGACTAGATTCTACGAGAGCGACAAAGTTCAGTGAGGTATCCATCGCTGATATAACATATATAGTGTTGTTTCTTTAAGTGGGTTTTGTTTTTAAACACAAAAGTGTTTTCGAAAATAAAAAAGATATTTATTTTTATTTTTACTATCAAAATTTCATAATAAAATAGCAAATTGTTTCCCATATACATTGATAATATTTTCATTCATCTTGACCAATTCCAAATTCATATTAAACGTTGGCGTCCTTGGTAATGATATTGATTTGTCGTGACGGTTTTCTTTGGTTTTTAATTTGTACTGTAATTGATAGTATCGTTTATCTTTCAGACAAAGACTAATATTATTTGGTTTCATACCTTCTGTGAATAATTGTTTATATTCGTCGATGTTATGTTCTTGATCTTTTGTTTGCATATCCGGTAATAATTGTACGAGTTCAATTTGTTCTTGTAAATCATAACGTTCAGGTAAGGTTAATGAATACGTGTCGTTGTCTTTTTTAATAAATATATATGGTTTTTTACAATTCAATGATACATATATGTTCTCAGGAATTTCAATTACGTCTGACGCCGGATCGTACGGGTATCTGTCCAATACAATCGCATGTTCTATCCCATGTTTTTCCATAATTTTTGTATTAAGTATATGTAATTCCTTGTTAATATTATAATTCATAGGTAATTTTGCGGTAATAGAAATACGATGTTCACCTTTACTTTTGTTGAACACCAAATACGTTCCGTCGTAAAATTCTTGGGTTCGGACATACATTGGTAATTCTTGTTCTTTTTCCGTGTTTATTTTGCGTAATTCGTCCGCATCTAACGCGAAAATGGAGTATTTATTATCATATTTTTTGATTACTTCCCGATTCAATCGTTGTAATTCCTGTTCTTGTTCTTCTTTGTTCATATCAAAATAGTCTTGTTCGAGTGTTATTTTCTTGGATAATCGTTGATCACCTACATTTTTTTGCCATGCCAGTAAATGATGTTCACGTTCTACATAATAGGTTACATATTGGGGCAAATCGCGTACGATTTTTTCAGGCAATGTATCATGTGAATTCAAATAATGTAAGGCTTCTATGGTTTGTTGTAATTTGTCATGTAATGATACCGATTTCTTAGTAGTACTACTCCATATAGATTGACTTGAAATTAACAATGGGTGACCTTCTATTCTGAAAAACTCACGAGTGAATTCTTGGTTATTTCCATATTTATTAATATTATATGTGATATATTTTGGTAATTGTTCTTGGAGAATATTTTCTGGTAATTCAGTGGCATCATTTCTTCGTTCCCTTTTTGTATTTGGTACAATTCCCTTGGCGTTATCGTGTTGCTCTTTACAAGTCGCGATACGTAAATTTTCCAAGGTATTGTTCAATGGGTCTCTATCAATATGATCTACCGATAAATCGGCTGTTCCATTTCCATGACCATACCAATCCATAATGACTTGATGTATATAAATTGCTGTATCATTGAAATTTGCGCGTATATATTTTATTTTTTCATTTTGTTTGTCCTTTTTTGTCCATGAAAACTTTGTTCCATTTTTATGTTTTTTTTCAAAAGCAAGTATTCGGTTGTAAGATTCACGACATAATTTACACAAAATATTTGGTTCAACAAACAATAATAATAATTCTTTACCTTCATGATTAACTACCCAAATAGGATTTTTTTCGGTTACAACGCCTTTATTTTTTATGAAATGTCCTCTGATATATTCAACCACTTGGTACTGCTCTGACACGATGTTATGATAATGATGATGTTCCATACTTGATGGTATACGAAATTAGTTGTAGACGGTAGTTGTGGTATATTATATATTTTTTATATATGATATAATTATTCAATTTTTCATACAAACAAACGCGTTGTAGCCAGTCGTACAACGCTTTATACATCGCACACTACAACGCAAATTTGACTTTTGTTTTTATATGTTTTGCTAAATGACTGTAGTTTCCATACATTACCCGCTTTAATTGGAATACGCGACTCCAGCCATTCCACTCATGACGCGAAGGACATTGTAATTTACAGCATACACACGTACCTTAGCAGTGGCAGTACCAGCAACAGTGCCGGATGAAAGCACAAGTTGGAGTACGGCGTTATCAATACGGGAGAAGTTGCAGGACCCACTTGGCTGGTGTTCTTCTGGGCGAAGAGCAAACGAGTAAACATTGATACCGGTATCGGGTGCGCGGGTGTGGTGCTGGAAGGGTTGAACCACGTCGAAGTAAGAACCTTCACGTTCAGAGAATCGATCTTGGCCATTGAGTTGAAGTTTGGCGGTAACCACTGGGTTTTCACCCCAGCAATGCATATCGAGGGCGGTTTCGGCAAGGACGAATGTACCGGCATCGGACACATAGGAAGCGGTGGCATTTCCGGCTTGGTTTCCGAAAGGTAATTCGGTTCCTGCGGTTCCAGAACCATAGACGCTGGCATTCCATTGTGCGGCAGTACCCAAAGTACCAGAATCGGCAGATCCGGGCATATCGAACAAACCGGAGGAGACAATGAAGTTACCAGATGAGGTTTCTCCAGGTCCACCGAAGGCATGGATAGCGTTAGGAAGAGCATCCAAAGCATCGGTATAGTTGAAGGGTTGTGCGCCCAAGGTCTTGAACAGAGTTTGGGTGTTATCCAACGAAGCACAGTAGTCAACATTGGCATCAGGTTGGACAACCCAGATGAGTTCTTTGCAGGGGTGATTGAAATTCAATTTGATCTTATTAGAACTGCTGCCTACACTCTCATCGCCTGTAAATTGCACCTGTTCGATGAGATACTCGTGGGGGTTTTGGGCCATTTTGCGTCTTTCGTCAGTGTCCAAGAACACATAGTCGACGTACAAAGATGCCGCGACCAAGGATTGTTGGTAAGGGATGGTGGCGGACACAGTTCCCATGGCGGAAGAGGATTGAGTAAGGGTTTTGACGGCCCACAAGCATTCACCAATAGGGCGGATATCAAGGTTGATTTTGACTTCGTGATACTGTACTTCACGTTTACCCCTCCTTTCGGAGTATTTGTAGGCTATTTTCATACTATTCAACCAGTATTACATATGAAAATTATTAAAACCTAGGGAATAGACTATATCTTAAGTCATCATTGAATTTGATTAGAATTCTCAGACCCATAACCATTTAGTCGTTGAACCTTACTCATGTCCTTATCATAGCGGATTTAGAGTCTGGGCTGCGGATTGCCAATTTCAGATGCTTTCACATCTTCATACGGGGAACTATTACGATACCTGAGGTTACTTCTCAGCCATTTTATCATTTCTGATAAAACTTCGTGTCCCAAAAATTGTTAACAATTTTCTTTATACGTCTTTACGGGTTTCCCGATCAGTTTGGATATGTCGCCGGTCATTGTTGCATCCTTAGCAACAAGCACCGACTAGCATCTGGGTATGAGGAAACATTTCCTCCCGAGACCACAACAAATTTTTACTAAAGCATGGCTCGGATACTTTAGGTTGGATACTTTTCTGCCCTACAGATTGGTTTAAGGCGATAAGGGGCAATGATAGCCCAGGGTTCTTGCAAAACCAGAACATCAAAGGGATGTAAAGGGTGGTTTCTGGCAAGGCGTTACGGGGGGAACACACTTGGGAAGGACCGGCGGTGGATGAGCAAGGACCAGAGATGGCGGCGAAGGTAGGATCAGTGATGTAAGTCAATTGGGTCGTGTTACCGATCATTTTGAAATAACCACGTTGTTGTTCGGCAGTCATGGTCAATTGATTCCAGATGTGCATCCAGTCACCATATTGACGGTCAATGCGTTGACCACCAATTTCAACTTCGACTTGGGCGATGAGCTGTTCACCAATGAAGTCCAACCAACGTGCATAGATTCCGTCCGTGGAGGAGTTGGAAACCATGGATTGATTGATTTCAGGGAGTGTCACCTGAAGATACGTGCGGTAAGCCAAATCACCGTTACGGGAGATGGTGCAAGTCACTCGGCGACCGAAATCGGCTTGGCCTGAAAAGGTTTGTTCGATGGATTCCATCGCGAAGTTTGTGTGACGTCTGTAAGAAACCTTCCAAAAAGTTATCTCGGGAGTTCCAGTTAAAAAAATATCCTGGGCCCCGTACGCAACCAACTGTAATAAACCACCTGCCATGTTATCGAGTATAGATTAACAAAAGAAAATAATTTCTGGAAAACGTGTTTTTCAAAAAATCAGGAAAATTAGAAAAATACAGAAAATGTCTAAATGCGTGCCAAAATTTTTTAATACAAAAAATTGATTATTTGTGTCATAATAAAAAGGGACATAAATACATAGGCTCATATAATATTATACAATAACACAATGCCCAAAATTTGCGAATATCTAAACTGTAAACAACGTGCGTCTTATGGTAATGTGTATGGAATTCCATTACGGTGTAAAACCCACAAAGAAACCATGAAAAAACAATATAGTATTTGTTATTGCGGTAAGGCACAACCTTCCTATAATATTTTAGGAGAGATCAGAGCCAAATATTGTGCTTCCTGTAGAACCGATAGTATGGTAGACATGATTCACCAAAAATGCGTATGTGGTAAATCACAACCATCGTTTAACAACATTGGAGAAACCAAAGCCTTATATTGTGCTTCCTGTAAAACAGAAACCATGATTGATGTTATTCACACAAAATGTTTTTGCGGAAAATCTATTCCGTGCTTTAATGTCATCGGGGAAATCAAAGCCACTCATTGTCTATCTTGTAAAACCGAATCGATGGTCAACGTTATGAGTAAAAAATGTCAATGTGGTAAAGCACAACCGACTTTCAATGAACCTCATCTAACCTCTCCAATATGTTGTTTTGAATGTAGAACCGACACCATGATCAATGTCAAAGATAAAAAATGTAAATGCGGAAAGTCGCAACCTTGTTATAATGAACCTACCGAGTCACAACCCATTTGTTGTATTTTATGTAAAACTGATACCATGATTAACATTCGTGATAAAGACAGAAAATGCTTTTGCGGAAAAGCACGACCACTTTTCAACAGATTAGGTGAAACTAAACCCACTCATTGTACATCATGTAAATTACCCGATATGGTCGATATTGTCAATAAAAAATGTTTTTGTGGAAAGTCTAATCCTTATTTCAATGAACCTAATGAAAAAAAAGGGACACACTGTGCTTCCTGTAAAACCGAAACTATGGTCAATGTAAGAGACAAAAAATGTCATTGTGGTAAAGCATTACCTTCGTTCAATCTTGCTAGTGAAACTACCGCTAAGTATTGTCAATCGTGCAAAACGGATGCCATGATCAATGTACGCGATACTCATCGAAAATGTGTTTGTGGAAAAGCACGACCATCTTTTAGTAACTCAGGTGAAACTATAGCAACGCACTGTACCAGTTGTAAAACGGATACTATGATTGATATCGTTCACAAACGGTGTTTTTGTGGTAAATCAATACCAGTGTTTAATGAACTGGGTGAAACAAAACCGACGCATTGTTCCGTATGTAGAACCGAAACCATGGTCAACGTAGTTAATCATAAATGCAAATGCGACAAGGCAATACCCTCATTCAATGAACCTGGTGAAACCAGAGCAATATGTTGTGTTAATTGTAAAACAGAAACCATGGTGAATGTAAAAGATAAAATGTGTCCAGGGTATGCGGAATATGATTGTCCTTATCAACGCGCGGGTAATTACAAATACAAACACTATTGTACCGAATGCTTTCGTCGTGAATTTCCATTAGATCCCTTAACTTTTGGACTTAATCGAAAAACCAAGGAAATCACCGTACGCGATTATATCAATTCTATCTTTGACGGGTTTGTTCACGACCGAACCTTGGAAACTTCTCACTGTGATTGTACCATACGTAGACGGATTGATCACCGTAAATTGATCGGAAATACATTACTTGCCATCGAAACCGACGAAAATCAGCATAAATCCTATGACACCATGGACGAAGAAATGCGTTATGATGATTTATTCATGGCTCACTCGGGTAAATGGATATATATCCGATTTAATCCAGACAAATATATCGACAAGGCCGGAAAATCAAAAAATTCAAACATAGCAACCCGTCTAGAAGTACTCAAAACCGAAATCGAAAAACAAATTAAACGTATTGAAACGAACCAAAACGAGGATCTAGTAGAACGTGTTTATTTGTATTTTGACCGATACGACTAAATAATTTAGGCATAACCCATTCGTTTAAAATGATATAGAACTATATCCTTACATCATATATAGTATGGACATACTAAAGGCGTTTTCTCTTTGTGATACGGAATATCCTATCAATATTCATGGAACAGTTGATAAACCACTTTTTCAGGCAAAACAAATAGGTAATCTACTACAATTCAAAAATATAGTTGATAGTATTCGTGATTTTTCACCAAATGAAAAGGTGTCGGAAAAATTCCTAACCCTCGGTGGAATGCAAAATATGACATTTTTAACCGAACGGGGACTATATAAAATTTTAGCAAGATCGAATAAACCGGTTGCTAAAATTTTTCAGGATTGGATGGTTAACGTTATTACTGAATTGAGACAACAAGGCGAATACAAATTAAAACAAGAAAATGAAATTGAAAAAAAACTAATAAAATCACAAGAACAAATTAATGCTAAAAAAAAAATACATAATACTCTCATGGATTTCTGTAAAATGAAAAATGTGGTTTATGTTTGTAAATTACGCGACGAATCAGAAGATAAATTTGTGATAAAAATCGGTTCGACTCAAAACATTAAAGAACGATTTGCAAATATTATTAATGACTATAAAATGACACCGCTTTTATTAAATATTTTCGAGTGTGAAAATCATACTAAATTTGAAAAATGGATACGAAATAACGAATTGATAAAACCACTTTATTTCGAAATAAAAAAAAGAAATGGAATTAGCGCTACAGAAACTTTTTTAGTCAACGAAGAACAATATTCCAATATCATAAAATTAATGCAAAATGAAATAAAACTGTTCATAAAAGAAGATGTACATAAATTAATTGAACTCGAGCAAATCAAAGGCATCAATCACAAAAATGAAATGGAATTAGAAGAAATTAAACTACGCCGTGAGCAAGTTCAATTACAACAAGAACAACTACGTGTACAACAAGAACAGTTACGCGTAAGACAAGATGAAATACAATTGAAAATTCTGGAAAATTCTAAATCGGAAAATCCAATCCCTGAAAACGTTGTCATAGAAACTACGGCAACCATACCCATAGAAGAACCATCGTATGTCAAATTACGAGATAACGGCCGTTCTCCCAAAGTATATCAATATGACCCCATCACGTTGGAATTCATTCAAATGTACGATAGTATCATTACGTTTACACGTCATTTCAACAGTTCGTCTGGGAGTGCGGTGAGAGAAGCACATCGTAATAACCGAATCTACAAGGGTTTTCGTTGGATGTTGGTGGATAGGAATGTTACCGAAGTTCCAATTCCACCACCCACGGTAGAAACCCGTACCCAGTCGATTGAATTTATCGCCATGATTGATATCAAAAAAACAAAAATCATGGAAGTGTATGCTTCACAAAAAGATGCGGCCATGTCACGTAATTTGGCAGGGTTCTCCACCATTTCACGCGCCATCAAGGAAGACCGTGTATCTTCGGGGCATTACTGGAATTTCTTCGACAAATGTTCCCAAGAAATGCGCGACGAGTACTTGTCAACACGTACGTTACCTGAACCATATATCAAGGTGAACGGTACAAGTGTGATACAAATCAATCCTGCGACCAATGAACATATTAAAACACACAAATCCATCACCGATGTCCTGAAAAAATTCCAAATGTCACGCGGTTCCTTGACCCGCGCCTCGGAAAACAACGAAATTCATAATGGATTCAAATGGCAAATTGTCCAAGCATAATTTACGCATTCATGATACCATCTTCATAATAAACATTGGGTTCAACGGGTGAATGACTTGGCCAATCGGTATAAAAAAACGTAGGTAAATCCGAATCCGGATTTTCATTAAATTCTTTTTTATATTCACTTTTTTGGTATAAGTCTGAACATTCTTGCCACAATTTATGCAAACTTTTTGACAAATAAATCAATATTTCACCTTTATTAAAATCCTCAAAATCATCATCGTCCAAAAAGTTACCACCTGTATCAGCAACTTTCATCACAACATCATCGTAAAATGTTAATCCAAAACTATTATTGCATAGCGTATTGAAAGCATAAAAATCATAACCGTTTTCTTTTTGTCTACCATCGTAGGGTTCAATCTTCTTTGTTTCAGTATTATAAGTATAACATTCAATGGGTTCAATTTTCATTTCATATAATTTTTCACGATAATTACACCATAGCGACTCCGGATTCTTACTATTTTCTTCGTGCAATTGTATCAACATTTCTGGATGTTCTGAAATAGCAAACGCTCCGCGCGCTCCATCACAGTAAGAATAATACCAAAGAGCATAATATGTCATTATATAACCTATTATGCAAACATGTTTCTATATGTTTTATACACATTTACACGGTAAATCGCTGTCACACATATACATCATACTTTCAACATCTTTTATCATGGTATCTGTCATGCCAAACCAACCACGTTCTTTCCATTTACAAAATGCTTTGAAAAAAATGGTGTTAAATGCGTGATACATAGTTTTATTATTCATCAATTCATCCCATGTAACATTACCAATTTCCGGGTATATTTTGACCGCATGTTGTAATTCTTCTTTCATTTTACAACGTTCATCTATGTTTACCGCGTTGTTATTAGGGTGATTGTGGAGATAATAGTATACAGCAGTAAAACATAAATCTATTTTATAGTCTGCAAAATCCATATCTATCATTGTATCAATATAATTTTGTATTTTACACCCTTGAACATTTATAATAGCACTGTTTATATTTTTTCACAAAACATATAAATATTACCGAATATTATCTATCAATACGCTACGATGAATGCAATCCCACAAAATAATATGATGGGGGGTTCATCCAACAATATGATGGATTCTCTTAAATCGAATATGATGACGATGTTGATGTTGAATAATATGAATGGAGGAAGAAGTAATTCAAATTCCCAAGGAAATGATATGTTCTCTATGATTTATGTTTTCATGGCCACCAGTTTGGTTGATTTTGTGTTCAAGAATGCCCCGACGGTTGTCAATTTTGTAATGAAAAAATATACGGACAAATTGGACAATATCAAAAAGGATTTGTCAAGTAATACAAGAGATTTAACCGACAACAAAATTAAAAAGAAAACAGCATCGATTACGATTACCGTCAATGTGAACAATCCTGATAATGTGTTAGGTCATGCGATATTGGATTTTATTACCAATAGTAAGAATACCACTCACGTCAGTTATATTCGTGAAAACTTTATTTTGAATCAAAAAGATGTCATCAATATCGACGACGAAGTGTTTGCACGTATGACACAATCTTCTGATGAAAATAGTACATCCACCAATGTCAATTCTGGTTCGGGTCCAACCGGTAATACCTCAGCCATTGTACAAATCATTGAGATATATAGTTTTACCAAGACAACGGATCAACTACGTAGTTACTTGGACGATATTAAACAGAAATACACCATTCATGTGAAGAACAAATTAGGTAACAAGCGATATTATTTTAATATGCATCAACTAACCGTACCCGTGAATATGGACAACAAAAAAGATTTGACAAGATTACCCCCTTATTTCGCGTTTGTTATGAAGCAATTTCAAACGAACCGCAAGTTCTCCAATTTGTTCGGTGAAGACATTGAAATCATTCGTAACCGCGTAAATTTCTTTTGTAAAAATCGGAAATGGTATGACGAAAAAGGAATCCCATATACACTTGGACTGTTGTTATCTGGAGCGCCAGGAACAGGAAAAACATCCACCATCAAGTGTCTTGCCAACGAAACCAACCGTCATATTTGTAACATCAATTTAAACAACGATATGACCAAGACGCAATTAGAAAATCTTTTTTTCAATGAAAATTTGAGTGTGATTAATCCCATATTGGGACAAACCGAAACCTACTGTATTCCATTAGATCAACGTATTTATGTGCTTGAAGATGTGGATTGTCAGAGTGATATTGTGATGGAACGTACACTAAAAATGAATCAACCTGAACCTATCATGAGTAGTGACGATCTCAACAAAGAACCAATAGTAAACAGTAACAAGGTGGATTTATCTTTTTTATTAAATTTACTGGATGGTGTATTGGAAAATCCTGGACGTATTGTGATTATGACATCCAATCATCCTGATACCTTAGACAGTGCACTTATCCGTCCAGGAAGAATTGATGTCATCGCCAAATTTCGTAATTGCTCCAATACTACTATCAAGGATATGATCGAGTTTTTCTATGATATCAAACTATCGGAAGAGGACATTGAACGTATTTATATCCTCCAAGAAGAAATCATTACCCCTGCTGAACTATCCAAAGTTATGTTTGAACATTTCACGGATGTCCAAGCAACCATAGACCACATGGAAAAATTGTCGGAATCTATTTGTAAAATAAACAACTGTGGTAGTGAAGATGTAACTACGAATACAATTCATCCTATAGAAGATGATATTACAACATTGGTGGTTAGTAAACAACCCGGTCCCGGGGATGAAATCCTCCAACAAATAACTTCTGCGTTTGCAAAACAACTGGAGAAATTTGGTCAGGGGGAAGAAAGTCACCAACAACAAACTTCTTCGGATGAAGTGAAAAACTCCGAACCAGAGAAGTTAATTATTACGCAAGATGACGTAGTTATTACGCAAGATGACGTAATAAACGGCCCGTTAGTATGCTCACGAACACGAAGAGATGTAATATACGTATTTACGAAATACGTACTTCCATTATATACAGGTCCAGAAAATATCAACAAGAAATGTGGCATATATTATGGAAATGTATTAAATAACACATTTTATTCCATAAAATTCATGGATCATATAAAATTGTTGAAAACACGCCATAAAGCGGTGGTTACATCGGGGTTTGACTTGGAAATGTTGATGGATCCCAAACTTGAAGCAAATAAATTACTGGCACATTATGTTATTACCAGTTATCGCGAAAATATTGCTAACTATTTTACGAATATGTATTTGCGTACTTCAGGAATAAGAAAAATATTAGAATCAGATAATGTGATTGAAAGAGAGTATGGAACTGTACAAAGTTTCGTCGCCAATTCATGCAGTGGTTCATTGGGAAGTTCATTTTCAGTTTTTTAGGTTAGAACTACGTAAAGATTTCATCCATATTATTGTATATGAATGAAGTTTGGTCAGTGGGCCGTAAGCCTACAACAACTAACTTCGAAGGCGACTTCGTCGCAGGAGAAGTTTGGAAAAAGACTCCGATAGATATTGTTGACAAAATCGTGAGATATACCGGTAAAATGCGATTAAGAAATGGAATTTTCATGAATCAAATTGACCAAGACGACATAAGATATATCGTAGTACGAAAGATTCCCGAAAAAATATATACGTATGACCCATTATCAAATACTCACTACTCATATGTATATTTTACACCGTTCAAAAATAATATGGATAAACTCGTAGTAAAATACGAACACAAATATGTACAACATACACTTTTCAAATATTCACTTATAGACAGATTCAATGCCTATTTAGATTGGATTGACTGACTGAAAAGGGTGTAAACACATGTTGAAGTTATACATCATAAAACATACATGAAAAAACGTTTAGGCCCTGAAGACACCAAGTGTCATCCCAAACCCAATACAACCGATCCTAAGAAAAAGGCGTATACGGCCAATACTATCGACGAAAAACATACTGAAATGTTACGTCAATTTGATACGATCGAACAAACGACCATTCCAAAACTCAAAGATGACATACAACAATACAAATTATCCGCCAAGAAATTTGCTAATACGAAAAAGATTGAAGAATTTTTAGATACTCAGGACAAGATTTTACAAATCAAACATCAAATTTCTGTATTGAAATCTACCAAGAAGAAATATCTCTTGGAAAATTCCAAATATATTTTCAATTACTTCGAGCAAAAGAAGAATATTTCCGAGGGTGGAGGTAAACAAAACAGTAGTCTATTAAACCAATTTTTCAAAATCAAAAGTGTCACCGACGACGCCAACAATATCTATAACAATAAATACAATCAATCACGAAATACATATCAAAATTATTGGAAAAATGTTAACAATGAACTCATCAATATTAATGATTTCATCATTCCTTCCGATATTTGTGAAAAATGTAATCAAGGTGAATTGATTCCCCAAGACGAAGAAGGTATTCTCATTTGTAACAACATTCAATGTGGTGCTTTTATTACCCATATTATCGATAATGCCAAACCGGCCAACAAAGAACCACCCAACGAGGTATCCTATACCGCATATATTCGTCTGAATCATTTCAAAGAAATATTATCACAATTTCAGGCTAAAGAGACCACGCAAATACCCGACGAGGTAATAGAAGCTATCAGAGCACGTATTAAAAAAGAACGTATCACGGATAATGCACAATTAACTTATGATAAAATGCGTGATATTTTACGTAAATTGAATTTGAACAAATATTTTGAACATATCCAATACATCAATTCCATTTTCGGTATTAAACCACCTATTATGAATGAAGAATTACACGAGACTCTTTGTGTTCTTTTTATTGAGATACAAAAACCGTGGGCGCTCCATTGTCCCGTAAATCGCACAAATTTCTTTAATTACACCTATACATTGTATCAATTATGTGTACTACTAGATCAAACACAATATCTACCTTATATTATTTTGATGAAAGATGTGGATAAACAACGTGAACAAGATCAAATATGGAAAAAAGTATGCTTAGATCTCGATTGGGAATTTATACCAAGTATCTAAAATTGATTTAGAACTTGTACTTTGTATATGTGTAGTAACTATAGTAATTGTAATCTATTATATCACGATGAGTAACATTACAAAATCGATAATTGGCACGAACAAAATTTTTCCGGAAAAACGTCATTCAAATACGAGAAAACTTCTATCATATACCAAAAATTGGCTGAATATGTCAAATATATCTAATCGTAAAAAAGTTGGTATACAAGCTATCAAGAGATCATGTAGTATGGGTAGTTTAGACAAACTCATGAACGACACAATACGTATACGTGATAATACGGTTGAAGATAATTGTGTAATTACTAGTTTTCAACTAGATATATGCAACGCGTTCACGGCACCTTTACAAAATTCACCAAGCGAACGGATACACGAGTTTTCATCAACATCATCAGAAATGCCCAAACATTTTTCAGAAAATTGTCTATCAGACTTATGTAGTTTCAGTAGGCGTAATTGTCTAAAAAAATATAGTAAACATAATACAAAAAATAGTGTAAGTAGTTTGGAAAGTTTATGTAGCATGGCCAGTTTATCTTCCTCGGATTCAATACCTGGAACAACTTCACTCACGCGGTTTATTCGTTCAATTTCCAATGATGCACTTCTAAGAGGCGCTACCGCCTTATTAACGACGGATATCAACGCTTCTTTTCCCGTAACACCCGTATCTTCTTCGTATTATATACAAAGTCCAAGAAACAATCGTCATCAAGATTTACCACTTTCCAAGTAGTCTCAACAAAAATATAATAATATATTATATTCAACAAAACCAGTATGAGTAAATGGACCGAGTATCTTAACCAATATTACAAGGATAAAAAAAGTTCCAATCCGAAATATTCATTTACCCAAGCCATGAAGGATGCGTCCAAATCATACAAGAAAAACAAAACCGTCAAATCATCTTCCTCAGAAGATGAATGTATTCAAAAGTGCATGAAAAAAGGCGGTTCTAAAAAAAACAAAAGTAAGAGAAATCGTAGCCGTAAAGTAAACGGTGGAACTGTTGTAGTACCTGCCGATCCGAATGCCGCACATATGGTTGGTCCAACCGGTGGAAATGCTGAACCTCATTCTCCAGCAACAGGTGTCGCCACCACGGCCGCGACAGTATAAATATAACAATATCGACATAAAAATATTGTTATATACACTAATAATCAAAGCATAATGTCATCAACCGGTGAAAATTCAATCATTTTAGACTATTTCAAAATAACCAAAGAATACCAAACGCGCTATGGTGAAAAAATCATATTATTAATGCAAGTCGGTGCATTCTTTGAAGTATATGGATTGAAAAATCCATTTACAAACAAACATGAAGTCACCCAAATTGATTTTTTTTCGGAAACTTGCAATATGGTTATTGCTGAAAAAAGTTTTGCTTTAGGAAACGATTCTATTCAAAATGTTCACTATCCAGAATTTCCTATATTGTCACCCGGAACGACTGCATCTATGGCTACAAAAAAAATTAAGGAATGGACGCAACAAATTCCCAAGAGTAAAGTCGTTATGGCTGGACATTCGGTGGTGAAATTAGAAAATTATATTCAAAAAATAACAGACGCTGGGTACACTGCTGTAGTATATGTACAGGAAAAAGATAGTAATGATCGCGTGATAGAACGTAAATTACAAGGTATTTATTCACCAGGAACATTCTTGGGAAATACCGAACATACACTGCAATTGACTAACAATATCATGTGTATATGGATGGAAAAAATACGATCTACCATCACAAACACCGATACATTTCTATGTGGAATATCCAATATCAATATTTTCACAGGTGAGTCAACATTATTCGAATACAGTATTCCATTTTATATGAATCCCACCACCTTTGATGAATTAGAACGTAATATAACAACCCATAAGCCGAATGAAATCATCATCATCTCTGATTTTTCACAAGAATTCATTTCGACTATTTTAAAATACATCGGTGTATCTAATTCGGTCATGATTCATAAAGTAAGTACCGAAAATGAAAAAAGTGTAAATTGTACCAAACAAACTTATATACATCAAATTTTGTCCAATTTTTTCGGTACTGATACGTTTCACACGTGTTCTGAATTTCAATCAAACATTCTAGCTACACAATCATTGTGTTATTTGTTGAATTTTGTTCAAGAACATAACCCCGACTTGGTACGTAATATACGATTACCACAGTTTATCAATACATCACAACGTATGATACTCGCGAATCATACATTAAAACAATTGAATATTCTTAGTGACGATTCGAATGATAGTAAAATGGCAAATCAACTATCATCCGTATCCACTTTTTTGAATCGTTGTTGTACATCTATGGGTAAACGTAAATTCCAATTTCAAATTACTAACCCCACATTCAACCAAGATGAATTAAATCAAGAATATACGATGATAGATTTGATTCAGACTAAGATGACACAATCCAAGATTATCGATATACGCAAAACACTACATACCATGCGTGATATGGAAAAAATGTGTAGACAAATTATTAGTAATAAATTATTACCTTCTTCCATCGTACATTTGTATAATACCGTTCAATCATTGAGTAAAATTCATAAAAATGAAATAGTACAATATAATGAATTATACAATTACTTAGTAGGTGAATCCGACGATTTACAACCTATGATGGATAATTTCTTGGAATTCTTGGATAAACGATTTTTCTTGGAATTATGTGCTTCGGTAAATTCACAAACGTATTTTGACCAAAATATCATACGACCAGATATGTACGCAGACCTGGACGAATGTATCAAAACCAAACTAAGATCGGAAAATTTACTGGATGATTTACAGAAGGGGATGAATCAATGGATAAAAAATACTTGTTCTGTCAAAGACGATTGTATCAAAATCCACGATACTGAGAAAAGTGGTAAATCGTTTCAAATCACCAAGAAACGTGGTATCACTTTCAAAAAGGCGTTGGATAATAAACAAATTTCTAACCTAATCACAATTTCGTCTCAAGGTGAATCATATGTGATTAAATCAAATGATATACAATTTATCAACGCATCGTCTAATTATGATCGTATCATGTTCCCATTACTGAATGAAACAACACAACTTTTATTATCATTAGACGGTAAAACCAACGAAATGTTGACGAAAGTATATGCTGAAATAATTCATGAAATTGAATCTTCTTGGTATGATTCGCTCGAAAAATTTTCAAAATATATATCTAAGATGGACGTATTACTTAACAAAGTATACGTAACTAATGAATATCATTACTGTCGTCCACAAATCATCGATACCAGTAACGTAGTGGAGGCGGAAAAATCAATGGTACAAGCAACTGGTCTTCGTCACTGTTTGATTGAACATTTACAAACACAAGAGATTTATGTCACCAATGATGTCACTCTTGGAAATGGTGATGAAGATGGTATATTACTCTATGGAACAAACGCCGTCGGTAAAACAAGTATCATACGTGCGCTTGGTATTGCAGTAATATTAGCACAATCTGGATGTTATGTGCCGTGTACCAAATTCATATACAAACCTTACACCGCCATTTTTTCGCGTATCTTGGGGAATGATAATATTTTCAAGGGATTATCAACTTTTGCGGTCGAAATGTCTGAATTACGTATGATTCTCAAAATGGCCGACCAGAATAGTTTAATATTGGGTGATGAATTATGTTCTGGAACTGAAATTGAATCAGCACTATCCATTTTCTTATCTGGTCTAATACATTTACATAATAAACATGCTTCTTTCATTTTTGCTACACATTTTCATGATATTTTGAATTTCAGTGAATTGACCAATTTATCACGTTTACATATTAAACATATGAGTGTTATTTATAACCGTGAATTAGACTGCCTCGTATATGATCGTCTACTGAAAAATGGCCCTGGAAATCGTATGTATGGATTGGAAGTATGCAAATCACTCCATTTACCCGAAGAATTTTTAGAACGTGCTTATGAAATACGTAACAAATATTATTCAGATAATAATAATATTCTTACGCACCACACTTCACATTATAATTCACATAAAATTATTGGAATGTGCGAAATATGTAATTTAAAAATGGGTGATGAAATACATCATATACAATATCAACAGTGGGCAGATTCTACTGGATTCGTCAAACACCATCATAAAAACCATGAAGCAAATTTAATATCCATATGTACCAAATGTCATGACACGATACACGCCAATGACAGAAATCATAAACCAATCGAAAAAATACATGATGTTCGCGTGGAAACATTATCTAAAAAAAAAACTACCAAAGGATATAGACTGATCAAGTAATTAAAATTAGTGAGCGGTCGGAATAGACGGTATAGTCGTGGGTGTAATCATTGGAGTAACGGTGGGTGTAATCATTGGAGTAACGGTGGGTGTAATCACGGGTGTAACTGACGGCGTATCAATCGGAATATCACTTGGTTTTCGTGGATAAGGTTTACCACTTGGATTGGTGTTATCACAATTTCCGTAACATTTACCTTGATAATAATATACGTCTTTGTTTATTACCATAGGATCACTATAATTGGCTGGATAAGCTGGACCGTTGGCATCACCACTCACACATTTCGACCCTCCTAACAAAACACAACACATGGTTGATGCACATTGATCCGTAGATAATTCACCACAACTTTGTTCAATTGCTCCCGGTTGTGTTTTTTTTGTACAAAATCCACCCAATGTGTCTGAAGAAGAATATGCTTTACCGTGCGAACTCTGTCCAGTGGTTTTGCTCAAATATATACTTTCTTCATACGTTGGAACGTAAGAAGATGCACCGTACGGATATGCACCAGAGGTATAGTAAGTCACATATTGATTTGTTGATTTCCAAGGAATATAAACGGCTTTACCATTTTCATTCACCCATGTGCCTTTACTTGGTGAAATTATATCATTTAATTCAACATTACTCGCATCGGGGTGATACATAATATTATAATTGTTGGTATCATAATTCGTATTTGCCAACAGGGCATTTTTACTGGGATCAGAATTTGTATTTGTGGCTATGGAGGAAGTATTCACGTTCCCACTATATACGGTTTGTGAAGTTGCAGGTGGAGGTGTAGCCGATACCATATCCTGACCATAGGACATTTGTTGATTAATATAGGATTCAATATTCACATTTTGATTGATAAATACATCTAAAACACAAACTATGATCAGAATTGAAATAAATCCCACCACCACTATAACTTTATTCATAAAATTGATTTAAATGATGGATATATATTATATACAGTATACACACTATTATCCAATGATTATTCCTATTAAATGTTTCACCTGTGGTAATGTTTTGGCCGATAAATATCGATTCTATCAAGAACAAGTTATTAAGAAAAAAATAAATATCGCAAAATCAAAAAGTGAGGATGATAAACAAAAAGTATTCAACATGGTATATTTGACAAAAGAAAACGCACAAAAAACAGCGGAAGGTGAAGTTCTCGACCATTTAGGATTAACAAATGTTTGCTGTAGAAGACATATGTTAACCCATGTAAATATTGAATAATACTTATCAAACTCGTCCGGTGACTTTGTCGCCTACCGAGTTAGTAGCGAAGAGACTACTAGGAACGGACCCCCCTTGCCAATATATGATATGATCCAATGATGTACACAACCATTCTAAAACAATATATCTTTTTTTTCGTAAGAAATGATATACAATGAAAAAAAAATTGCGTTCAAATAGAAGCATTAAAAACAAAAAGGGTGGTGATTGTGGTTGTGGTAGTGCAAATAGTACTTTGTCCAAATTAATGAATTTTGGTGGTAAAACGCGCAAAACAATACGGATTCGTGGTGGTAATGTGAAATTTGATACAGTCGGTATACCCGTAAATGCGGTAGCATTAAATGGACATCAACATTCTCCACTATATTCTATTCAGTCCGAACGTTTGTCAAATTTATATGGCGGTAAGAAGGTTTTACTTCTGAAGCCGAATAAATCAGGAAAAAAAACCAGAAACAATCGTAAAAAAGGAGGAATGGGATTTAGCGATTGGACAAGTTCATCCAACAATCCTATACTCCAATTTGGTACAATCCCGGGCGCAAATTTATCAACCAGTATTCTTTCAGGTAATAGTTATAACAATATTCCGAATAATAATATGGATTTACACTTTAAACCCATGGTATGAGCAAAAAATTGGCATATTGTAATATATCTGAATATATTACTATATTATGAATATTTTATGTAAACCCGCGCATGTGTATCTTATATTGTCTATGATACTATTTGTTATCATGATGTCCATCAGTTTTGCTAGTAGTAATATCTTTTTGTATGTACTTAAGGTCGGAATTTGGACACTTTTATTACACCTTTTCTCATTTAAAACGCCGATTTTCACGGCAAAAAACAAGAAAAAATGTAAAATCAATAGTAGGAATTTCACCTACGATGGTCTTACTTTTTCCACTTCCTTTTTACCAGAAGTGGTGAAAGACGAAATTTGAAATACCGGTGGTCTAAATTGCTTATCCACCCAGCACCTCGTTATGTGCCTGATATTCACGGCGGAATTCATATCTCGGGTTCTAAATACGGTATGTTTGTTTTCGCAACTCACGCAGTTAGAACACATCAAAAGACGGAATACCTCTTTATTTTCATTATCTTTGTAATAGGTTAGATTGTTATGACACCCACAACATTTCTTACTGGTATTACATTCATTGATGGTAATGGTATCATATTTTTTATGGATTAGTTTTCTCAATCCTT